GTCGGCGTCCTCCCAAGGGCGCGGGAGCGAGGCAGCGGCGCCGTCCCACGGGAGTGGCTGACGCACCACGATCTCCTGCCCGAATTCGTCGAAGGCGAGAACGCCGGCGAAGGACGGATCGGATGTCAGTGCCACGATGACATTGGCCTCGTTGCGCTCGGGTGCCCCCGCGAGGTCGAGCCGCAGGCGCGTGAACCATGCGGGCTTCGGGATCGGCGCGTTCGGATCGCCGGTGGCGTTCACGCGGCGGCGGAGCTCGGCCAGCTGCTGCGTCAGGACCGACATGCCGATGCCGGTCGCGTACTTGATCCGCGCGATGACCTGCCGTTCGGGCAGCGGGTCGAGCCTTGCCAGCGCGATGCGCCCGAGCAGCGTGGACAGGGCTTCGAACTCAGGCGGATTGGTCAGCGCCTCGGCAGCGGCGATCAGCGTTGCGGGATCGTCGGCGGAGGCGACGATGGGGGTGGCCGTCTCGGCGTCGACCAGGTCCCCGGGCTGCGGCTCCACCGTGGCGTCTGCCTCACGCGCGTAATCCTCGGCGCGGGCCCCGCGCAGCAGATCGTCGTTGAAATCATCGCCATGCAGCGGCGCAACGATCTCGTTCGGGATGTCCGCCCGGTTGAGGCGGTCCGAGAGCGTCGCGGCCGCCTGGCGGCCAGCGTCTCCGGCATCGGCATAGATGGTGACGCGCCGGGTGCCCTCGGGCCACTGGAACCGCGCCAGACCGTCGGCCGACAGCGCCGCCCAGACCGACGTGCCGAAGAGCGCGTGCGCGGCGAGCGCCGTCTCGATCCCCTCGGCGATGCCGATGTGGCCGTCCTCGGGCATCGGGAACAGGCGCACCACGGCATCCTTCACGCTGCCTAGCATCTTTTTGCCCGGGGGCGCCTTGGCGCTGCCGTCGTCGAGCAGGAAGGTGCGGTGGATGCCCGGCGCGCGAGTTCCGTCCGGCAGCCGGAGGATCGCAAGCAGGCCGGGCCAGCCACGGCAGCTGTCGAAGTCCGGAAGATCGGGATGGAACAACAGGTCTGGCGAACCGGGATCCGATACCCCGCGGGTGCGCAGATAGGTCTCGCCAGGCGTACCCGCGATCGGCACGGCACCGGCGACGAGTCGCGCGATCTCGGCCGAATGGTCCGGGCGCGCGCGCAGGGGCGACGGTGGCGCTGTCCGCGGCGCGGGATGGTCCATCCCCGCGAGCCGCGCCGCCTCGTCGAAGAGCGCGCCGTCGCAGAGCCCGGTCGCCTGCGCGATCAGGTCGATGGGACCGGCCCGCTCGCCGGTGGCGTAGTCGAAGCCCCAGCCGGCATAGGGCCCGTCGAGATGGATGGTGCAGGAGCCCTCCTTGCGCGGCGGGCGCCCGGAGAGGTCGGCGCAGCGCAAGGTTCGACGGTCCCGCGCAAGCCGGGCCTCGGGGAAGAGCCCCGGCAACCAGTCGGCGGCCGTGCAGGCAAGCCGCTCCTTCACGGCCGCCAAATCGTGCCGGGCCTTCGGGACCGCGATGTCGTTGAGGTCGATCATCGCGCCCCTCAGGCCAGCAGGACGAGCCCGCGCTCGGCCCGGGTGATCGCGGTGTAGAGCCAGCGGCGCCGGTAGATCTCGCTTCGACCCAGCCCGTCGTCCCAGACGATCACGTTCTCCCACTGTGAGCCTTGCGCCTTGTGGGCCGTGATCGCCCAGCCGAAGGTCGCCTCGGTCAGCAGGCGCTTCTCCTTGTAGTCGCGGTCGTGGCGCTTGTTGTCGTAGGCGACATGGTCCTCGAAATGCCCCTTGTAGATGCGCAGCCGGCCCGGGCGCCCACCCTGATCGGGCTCGCCGATGCGGCGCCCGTCCTCGTCGTGGACGACAGCGGAGAAGTAGAGGCTGCCCTCGTCGACGACGTCCTCGAGCGTCACGAACATCCCGTTGATCAGTCCCAGATCGTTCTGATTCTTCAGGCAGATGATCTTCTCGGCCGGCCCCGTGGGCAGCCAGGTCCCGCCGATACCAGCAGCCGCGCGCATCGCGTTGTTGATCTGCAGCCGCGTGGCGTTCAGCCCGCAGATCAGCTGGCCGCCGCGCAGCGCCTGTTCCGGCGTGATGTCGCCCTTGCGGAGCTTTGCGACGTGATCGTCGTAGACGCCGAAGCCGATGGGCCGCCCCTCGCGCGCCATGGTGGCGAGGCGGATGATCGCGCTCTCGGCCGCCTGGCGGTGGATCTCGGTCAGCATCACGTCCGGCTCGTCTCGGGTGAAGGCGCCTTCGCCCCGGATCGGCGGCAGCTGGCCGGGATCGCCGAGGACGAGGATCGGCTTGCCGAAGCTCATCAGGTCGCGCGCCATCTCCTCGCCGACCATCGACACCTCGTCGAGCACGATCAGCCGTGCGTCCGCGGCGTCGCTCTGCGGGTTCAGGGCGAAGCGCGGATGCTTCATCGCCGAGAGCCCCTGGCGCATCGCCTCGATCGCGGCATCGGCCGTGGTGCGCGCGAACCCGGTGAGGCGAAGCGCGTCGCGTTCGGCCAGCGCGATCTTTCGGGCGGCCTCCTCGATCTCCTCCTCGGTCGCCTCGATGACCGAGTAGATCAGGCTGTGGATGGTGCGCGCCGGCGTGCCCTTGCGGGTCAGCACCAGCGCGGCCTTGCCGGTGAAGGTGGCGGTGACGACGCCGGGCACGCACCGACCGTCCTTCGCGCTGCGGTGGGGCGAGAGCCCGAGTTCGTCGAGCGCAAACTTCAGGACGGTGGTCTTGCCGGACCCGGCATAGCCGAAGAGGCGGAATACCTGCTGCTGCTCGGTTCGGGTCTCGAACCACTCCTTGATCTTGCGGATCGTGGCGGCCTGAGTGGCGGATGGGGTGAACTCGGTCATGAATGGCGTGCCTCCACTGCGTAATCCTTGACGATCCCGCCGCGGGTCGGATCGCCCACCTCGCACTGGCGGACGAAGACCCGGCGCCCGTCGGCGAGCTGCCGCCAGTGACCGCGGCGAATGTGCCAGCGCGGGCTGGCGTGACTGCCGCCCTGCGGCGGCGTCGCGGCGCGCAGGCGGGCCGGATCGATGGCGACCTGGCGCCAGACCCATCCGCGCACACCCTCGCGGGACAGGCGGGACCGTTTTGCGAGCGACACCTTTCGGTCGCGGATTTCCGGGGACGCGCCGAGGATGGTCAGCGCGCGCCAGACGATGCCGGCGGCGACTTCGCCGTGACCGCGGACCGTCTCATCGTGTCGCTCTGAGGGATTGCCCTCGATCTCCGCCTTGCCGTCCGGATGCATCCAGATCCGCACCAGGCAATCCGTCCAGCCGCGCGGCGCCCGCTTGCGCATGAGGAACGTGGCCTCGACGATGTCGCCGTCGGCGCGGGCGCAGACGATCAGGCCCGAGGGAGAGGCGCGCTGCTCGCGCACCTCGAAGATCACGGACGGATGCGGCATCCGAAGCGGACCGGTAAAAACCCGGGTCATCGCACGGTCGACGATATCGCCATCGAAGGCGGCCTGATCGTCGAAGAAATAGATCGGCGCGAACTCCGCCGCTCCGAGAAGGTCGGAGCACCAGAACCGCTCGCGATGCGCGCGCACGATCCGCTTGAGCTCGTAGGCGTCGGGGATCATGGCCGGGGCTCCGCCCGTTCGCGGCTGAAACGCTCCACCGGAGCGTTTCCGAGACGCCGCTCACCCCAGCACCGGCCCGCCCAGGCGCAGGGCGCGTGCCACTTGCCGGCCGCCATGCCGCCGCGGCAGAGGACTGCGGTGGGCTCGGCCGCGGCGCGCGGCATCCATTCCCCGGCCTCGGAGGCCCGCACCACGGCGACGGCGCGATCCGACATTTCCTGCGCGAGATGCGCGTCGAACGGCACCAGCTCGGCGTGCAACTCCATCGTGTCGCGATTGAGCGCGGTGAAGAGCGCCGGGGCCGGCAGCTCCATGTAGGCCTGGTAGAGGGCGATCTGGGCCGCGTAGACCGGCCGTGCGAGGCTGACGCCACGCTTGACCACATCCTTCCAGCTGGCCGCACCGAGCGCCTTGTTCTCCCAAAGCGCGGGATAGTCCATCGCGACGGGGCCCGAGACGAAACAGCCGTCGATGTGGCCCTTGAACCGGCCACCGAGGGCCTCAAACCCGAACTGGCGGCCGTCCGGGCGCTCGGTGCGCAGGTCGAACCCGGCGATCCGGAACCAGCCCGCGACGATGTCCTCGGCCCGGTGGCCCGCCTCGAAGATGCGCAGCGTGCGCGGCGCGAACTCCTGGCCTTCATCCTTCGGGACCGCGAGGAAGTCGTACTGGATCTGGCGCAGGCAGTCGCGGCCGAGACCCGAGGAGCTGACATAGGTCCGCGGACGCTCGGCGCGGTGGCGCGCGGACAGCGCCGTGTCGATGGCGGCGGACACGGCTTCGGCGATGGGCGGGCGCTGCGCGCCGGCGCCGTAGAGGCAGCCCGAGCCATGGTTGAGGTCGATCATCTCTCGCGCTCCCAGAACCCGCCGGCCTGCGCGATGCAGGTCAGCTTGTGGAACTGCGCGTCCGTCAGCCGGGCGCTTTCGCCGAACCGCGCGAGTTTCTCGCGGAGGCTGTCGCAGAATTCGATCTCGAAATCGGTGACGGCGTTCTCGGTGGCTGCCTCGAGCAGAGGTTTCCAGCTGCAGGACGCGGCGTCGTCGTTCAGTTCGATCATCGCGCGCCCCCTCAGAGCGGAATGGGGTCGTCGAGGGCCGTGCCGGTGCGCTCCTCGCGCGCGGCCTGGTCCTGCATGCTGTCGATGTAGCCGGTGACCGCCGCCTCGATCAGGCGGTCGATGTCCTCGGCGCTGCGGTGGAAGAAGGGCTCCATGAGCCCGAGGTCGGTGAGCGCTTCGGCGAAGAGCGTCCGCGCATCGCGGATCGCCTGCGCCTCGCGCGCGGTCTTGTCGATCATGCCGTAGTTCCTTTGGGCGATGGCGCTGCCCACGTCCTGACAGCGGCGCGAGCAGAAGCGGTGGTAGGGGGTGAGGAGCGGTGGCCGCAGGCCAGCGGTCGATCCAGTGGATCGATCGCAGCGACGAACAGACCAGCGGAGGCCATGGCAGTAGCCGAAGCCGCGCGCCTCGCGGGCGCAGACGGCGCAGAGTCTGGGCTCCGGCCGTTCGCGGCTGAAACGCTTCCCCGGAGCGTTTCCGCGACGCCGCTCACCCCGAGCAAGAAGATCGCGATCGGATCCTCGGGCGGCCAACCCGCCCTCTGGAGCTTCTCGGACTGCAGCAAGATCCAGCGGGAGATCGCGTTGGTGGCCATGGCTTCGAGGTCGCGGAGGCTGAGGCTTGCGATGGGGGCGTGCAGTCTTCCTCGTGCCTCGAGCCATCGTCCGATCTCCAGCGCAGCCTCGCGCGTCAAATGCGCCTGCCATTCATCCGGGGGCATCGGCACGGCAGGATCGCGCCGGGCCTCGGGCAGCGGCGAAGGCCGGTCGGACCTCCGCCGCCGCGTTGCCGACCGCGCCTCAGCCATTGAGCCAGGCGGGCATGCCGGTCGCGGGCGCTCCGCTCGGGGCGGATGGCGGAGATGCGGGCGACCACTGCGCGGACGACTGCTGGGCGGGCGGCTGCGGGGCCGGCGGCTGCGCGCCCCAGGCCGGAGCCGCGGACGGGGCTTGCGGTTGCGCACCCCATGCCGGCGTGGGCGCCTGCCAGCCCGGCGCCTGCGCGCTCGCGGCCTTGCGCGGCGGGGCATTGACGGGCTCAGGGGGTACCGTTTCGCCGCGCATGATCGCGGCATGCTGCGGCTCGTCGGGCAGAACGACGTTCGCGATCCGGTTCTGGTCGCGGTACTGGGGGTTGGAGGCGGGCTGCACCATGATCCGGGCGGCGAAGACGATGCCGTCGAGATGCTTGAGCCCGGGCAGCACCCGCCTGGCCTTGGCGTCTGGGCTTTCGTCCTTGGGATCGAGCCCGAGAGCGCTGTCGATCATCGCCCGAAATGTGGACTTCGAGATCTTCCAGCCGATCGACTGGCCCTTCTCGTCGACCTTGCCACCCGCCACGGTGAAGCTCTGCCAGAACTTCCGCCGGGCATGCGGCCCCTCGAGGAGGGTGAACTCGCAATCCAGCATCTTCGCGTCGCTCGACGGCGAGGCCTTCAGGAGCTTCGCGTCCATTGGCGTGGCGCCGTCCACGCCACCGGGGCGCACAATGAGGCGGACCTTGGCGAAGGTTCCGTCGGGGATCAGTTCGCCGATGGGGGCCATCTGCGGCTGGGCGTCGTTGAGATCGTAGCTCATGGGTCTGTCCTTTGCGTCCCGATCAGGAAGGGGTGGCGGGGTGAGCGGGTGTGCGACCGTCGATCTTGGCGATCAGCGCGCCGAGATCGGGCGCCTCGCTCATATCAAGCCGGCCGGAGCGGTCCTTGGCGGGAAGGCCCCAGGGGTTGCCGGATCGGCAGACGAGGCGCCGCTCGGCGGAGGTCTCGTCGAGGGTCCAGTCGCCCTTGGCGCTGCGGCCGAAGAGCTGCATCGAGACCACCTGATCGACGATGCCCGGCAACTCGCGTCCGGCCTTCGTGCCCTCCATCTGCGGCTGCCAGGTCGTCGCGCCGAACTCGTCGGTGACCCTCTCGAGCACGCCGACGAAGATCACGGTCTTGCCGCGGGCGTGCTGGAGGTGCTTCAGCGCCTGGATCACCTCGCGGCCCAGGAGCCCGTAGGCACCGCGGACATCCGGTTTCCCGGTCCGCTCGGAGAAGGCCTCCGGCTGCTGACGGGCATAGGCCATGGCCTGCCGCGTCAGGTCGGTGATCGAGTCGACGAAGATGATCCGCTTCCGGGCGAGGAAGTCCTCGATGCCGGTACCGAGATACTGCTGCTGCAGCCAGGCGTGATACTTCGCGCCGTACCAGGATTCCGGATGCTGCGCGGGGTCGTGCCCGCCGATCAGCACGGCGAGGTCGCGGAAATCGGTGAAGCTGCGTACAGGGATCGAGTCCCCGCGCCAGTCCTGTACGGACTTCATCCCGGCCTCGAGGTCGAGGCAGACCGTCTCCTCGGCGGGCAGCGTGTTCAGGAGCGTGGTCTTGCCCACGCCGGGCGGGCCGAAGATCGCGAGGGAGGTCTTGTTCTCGGCGGCCGAGAGCCGTTCGTCGGCGGTGATGATGCGGAAGGCCATGGGGTTCTCCGGGGTGTGAATTCAGGGTGCGCGGCGGCGAGGGTGACCGGGTGCCGAAGGGGAACCTGCCCGGCGTTGCCGCGCGGGCGTCCCGCCGCCGCGCGTCACCGGTCTCGAGCCTCGAGCCGGAAGACGGGTTTGCCGGTGGTCTCGCTGCGCGCTTCCGCAAAGCCCCCGCGCATCGCCGCGGGCCAGGCGCCGTAGCGCCGCTCGGGCACACGGTAGGCGATCTCGAGGTACTAGGCCGGGTTGTCGCCGGCGGCGCGGATACGCTCGGCCATGGTCGCGAGCCGGCCCTGATCCCACGTGACCTTCTTCGGTAGGTCCGCGATCACCGTGACATCGTCATCCTCGAAGCGGACGGTGCCGGTGTCCCGGCCCTCGGCGCGGCGAGCGGCAGCGGCGCGGTCGCCGTAGCGCAGCGCGAGCGCGCCGTTGAGCCAGTCGGCGAGATGTCGCGCGGATGTCACGGCCTCCTCGGCGTCTGCCTGCAGGAGCGCGAGCACGGCCGCTGGCAGGGCGGCGATCGCGCCGATCGGCATTCTGGGCAGATCCCCGAGCTGGGGACGGTTGGCGGGTGCGTTCACTACGCGGCCTCCTCGGTGATGGTGAGCGATGCGAAGTCGGGAAGCGCGCCCCTGGCCCGCGGTCGGGCGATGGCGAGATAGCTGTAGTCCTCTGGCCCGTGGCGATGCTGGACGAGATGGACGAGGCCGCGCTCGGCAAGGTCGTGGGCGCGGGCACCGAGCTGCGCGAGCGCACCCCGCGCCGGCGTGTCCTTGAGCCGGCCGAAGGATGTCCGGTCGAGCGCGAGAAAGCCGCGGTGGTATTCGAGGACCGCGCCCGGCTTGGCCTGCGCCACCCAGGCACAGAGCTCGATCTCGGTGAGCCGGGGCGGCTGGGTCCGCAAGGGGCGTGCTGTCGTCATGGGAAGGAGCTCTCGAACGTGCGCGGTGATGAACGTGCTCATGCCGA